TTACCGCCCGGCCGGTGGTATCTTGTGGGGACTGTTTATCATTCTAGCTGCTATTGATATGAGGCGATGAAATGGGACTTGTTTTCCGAAACAAAGAAGAACGGGGTTCGCTGGGAACTGGCGTAAGTAATAATCCACTGTGGGGAATTTCTTCAACGACGGACCTGATTCCGCGCAGGATCTACACTAACGGCGCGAGCGGAGGGGCAGAGCCCGTAACGCTTGACACCGCTATGCGTAACTCCGCAGTATGGGCAGCGATCCGAATCAGGGCTGACTTGATTTCGACGCTACCGTGGCGAGTTTACAGCCAGCTAAATCTCCCCGATATTTCGGTGCCTTACAAAATCGACGCATCCCCGACTCCACTTATGAGCGGAATTGATTTTATGCATTTCCTCTATTCGAGTCAGGTGGAGCTGGACCGTTCAGGTAACGCGATCGGCATTATTCAGGAATGGGATGAGCGGACTAGGACACCTACCGTAATTGAGCTGGTGCCAAGTTCTTCCGTGGTCATTAACGCCAAGGGTATGACGATTAGCAACTACCGCATTAACGGAGTTGAATTCGAGCCTAAGTTTATCTGGCATGAAAAGCAATACACCGTTGCAGGTCTTCCCGTAGGCTTGAGCCCCGTTACGTATGCGGCTTATACCTTGGGTCAGTACACGAGTATTCAGCAATTTGCTACTGAGTTCTTTACGTCGGGCCAGGGTCCGCGTGCCAGCTTGCAGAATACCCAGAAGAAGATCAATGATAAGGAAGCGGCAATTGTCTCGGAATCGTGGCGTGCGTCGCAGTCTATGGACGAGCCTTTCATTCATGGCAATGACTGGGAATACAAACTCGTTTCCGCTCAGGCCGCATCTAATGACTGGATCGAGGGAGCGAAGCTTAACAGCGTTGACGTTTCCCGGTTCTTTAACGTTCCGGCTGACGTGATCGACGCGATTCTATCTGGCGGATCTCACATCACCTATTCCAATATCATTCAGCGTAACCTGCAATTCCTGGTTATGCATCTGGGTCCGACAATTACCCGGCGCGAAGCGAAGCTAACAGAAATGCTCCCGCGTCCGAGGTTCTTTGAGTTTGACACCGATTATCTTATGCGAATGGACCCCGTAACAAGGGCCGAATGGGTTAAGACTCAGATCGATTCCCGTGCAATTACAGTCACTGAAGCACGCGCCGTATTCGGCCGCGACCCGGCAACAGACGACATGTACGAGGAATACTTCAAGGCAGGACTTGTCCACGGTAAGGCTTCGGCAATGTTGCCAGGCGACCCGGAAGACCCGAATATTAACCCTGCTATTGGCGACCAAATTGACACTGGTGGGGATAAGAAAAACCCACCGACTAGCGGCTCCACTCCGTAGTGAGCCACGATGAAGGGAAAATTCTAAATGGCTACTACTATCGACTTCTCTAAGTGGGACGCTAGCAAGGCGTGGGCGGCAGGCGCAAGCGCCGATGATCCCGCAGCATTTTACCAGGGGATTTGCGCGGCTAGGAAAGCGGGCGACTCGAAGAATCGGGAATCCTACGAGCTTCCTTATCGCTATTCTCCGTCGAGCCCACCTAACGCTACTGGCGTAAGGGCTGCGCTATCTCAGCTTTCACAGACAGACGGACTTACGAATAGGTCCGAAGCACAGTCTGCCCTTAACAGTCTTATGGAACAAATCCAGACAGCGGAAAAGAGTCGCAGTGGCGCTCTTAACGAGATGCGTAACTACCGGCTAGAGCATCGCCAGGAAATTCCTGGTGGAGAAACGCGACGTAAGGGATTCCCGTCTGAATTGCGAGGCAAGTTTGTCAAGCAGGATGGCCGATCTGTTTACGAGGTTGAGGGTTACGCGACTATTTACGATCGCGGCTATGAAATGTGGGATATGGCTGGTCCTTATATGGAAGTGGTTGATCCTCATTCTCTCGACCGTTCTCTTTCGCAGACTCCCGACGTTGCATTCCTGGTAAATCACCTGGGTGTGGCAATGGCGCGCTCGCGCTCTCGCAGCGGTAATCCTACTTTGATTCTGCGCAGTGATACTACTGGTATGGGTATCCAAGCATGGCTTAATGCCGAAAGGCAGGACGTTAAGGATCTGGCATCCGCCATTGACGACGAAATTGTTGATGAGATGTCGTTTGCATTCCGCATTGAGGATCACGTCTGGGATGAGGATTATACCCAGCTTACATTGAAGCAGCTTAACATTAATCGCGGCGATGTCTCGGCGGTTAACTTCGGTGCTAACCCATTCACCAGCATTGCAGCTCGTGCTGCTGACTGGCTCGAAGATCTTGAGCATATGCCCGAAGTGGTCGTTCGTGAACTTATGAACAGGGTACACAGGCGCAACGACGTGGCAGCCATTCTCCCCGAATTCAGGGAAGCGGCAGAATCGCTTATCACGCGAAATGCAGAAATGTATGCCAACGTGGCTGCGGCACACTCAGATGCCCAGCGCGTTCTGGACGACGCAGAAGAAGAACTGGCGTCGGCTCCCGAGCCTACTAATACTCGTTCGGTTAGTGCTGCTATGCGCGAACTCAGGTCCATTAACAAGGACTATCGTAAGCAGCTTGACAATCTTGAACTATCCTCAGAAACTAACTAATTTTTGAAGTGGCAATCAGACCACTTACTTTATCGACGGCAATCAGACCGTTGCTGGTAATGATCATACCGGCATTCTGGACGACATACACGCAAATCAGAGCGAATGCGCGCCCAAAACCCTTAACAAGCAAAAGGCTTATTGAGGTTTAATATCGAGTAATGAAAGGTATTCGCTCTGATGAATATTAAGGAACTTGTCGCTTCCATGGAAATTGAGCTGGAAGCGGCTCAGCAGCGGGAAATGCGCGCCCGCAAGGAGATGGAGCTTATCCTGGCTACCACTCAGCAGGAAATGCGCACCGACCTGACTAACGATGAGGATGTGCGCTTTGATTCCCTCAAGGAAACTGTGCAGAATTCTCGCGTTGACCAGGCGTCTATTCAGCGCAAGCTGGCTAAGGCACGTCAGGTGCAGGCTGATGAAGCTCGTACCGATGATGACCTGACCCACGCTACCGCGCCTGCGGGACTTCCGCAGCAGAATGCTACTACTCAGCGTGCTAGCGTTAGCGTCGGCCATGAGGAAACCACTTATCACAAGGGCAATGACCCTACGGGTAAGATGTTCCTGAATGACGTTGTGCGTCAGTTCACGACTAACGACGCTCGCGCCGCTGGTCGTCTACAGCAGCACATGCGTGAGGAACAGATTAACCGTGCAAATAACGGTATGGAACTGCGTGTCGGTGAAGTCGGTACTTCGGCTTTCTCCGGTCTGGTTGTTCCCCAGTACCTTATCGATATGGTTGCACCGGCAGTAGCCAACCTGCGTCCATTCGCGGATATGTGTAACTCGCATCCCCTGCCTGCTTCGGGTATGTCGCTGAATATCTCGCGTATTACAACCGCTTCTGGTGCTGCACTACAGGCATCGGAATCGACCGCAGTTCAGGCAACTGCAATGGACGACACCCTGCTTACCTTCAACGTGCAGACTGCTGCTGGCCAGCAGACCATTTCCCGCCAGGCAATTGAGCGTGGCACCGGAATTGAAGACGTTGTAATGCAGGACCTTTTCCGCCAGTACGCAACTAGCCTTGACAGCGCTCTGCTGAACCAGGCTTCTACTGGACTTGACGCTGTAGGTAACGCTACTACCGCTATTACCGTAGCAGACGTGCCGACGATTTATTCCGCGATTATGGGAGCGGCATCGCAGAGTGATACCGCTACTCGCGGGCTGGCGCATCCGACTCACGTCGTTATGCACCCTCGTCGCTGGTTCTGGTTGCAGTCGCTTCTGACTAGCACGTGGCCTGTGTTTACTCAGCCAGGCATCGAGCCTGCTGCTCAGGCTGCGGGTGCTAACAAGGCTACTCCGTATAACCAGGGTATGAGTGGTGTCATGCCTAATGGTATGCAGGTTGTAACCGACGCGAACGTGACTACTCTTGCTTTGGCTGGTGCCCCTACGGGTGGTACCCAGGATCACATTTTCGTGGTTCCGCAGCAGGAATGTCACCTCTGGGAAGATGCCGGAGCGCCCGTGTACATCCGCGCTGAGCAGCCCGCAGCAGCATCCCTTGGTGTGTTGCTTGTGGTTTATGGTTATTTTGCTTATACCTACCAGCGTTATGGGCTGGCAATTCAGAAGATCAACGGTTCTGCACTGGCCGCACCTTCTGGATTCTAAGTTATATTTGGTTCTCTGAATCATTCGGTTTGGCTGGGCTTCGGTCCAGCCTTTCCGTGTGACTCAGATCTTAGATGGAGATTTGTATGCCCCAACAAGCCCTGAATGATTACGAGTTGGAAAGGCTTAGAGGTATAGTTTTTGACCTGCCCTTTGGACCAAGTTTGTACACAGCGGCGGCGTACAATAACCGTGAATTGGGATCTCTGTATCTGCCAAGGGTTGCAGGATCTGTTACAACAGGGAAGAAAGAATTTAATAGGATGATGAGTAAGTGGTTGGGGCATTCTCGATGAAAATCATATTCTGTTATAACGGTATCCCAGATATCCGGGCTTCAACGGCAATCCTTAAGTATGCGCCTCAAACAGAATTCGTAGAAACCCCAGGATTGTTCGGATACAACGAAGCCATCGCATCCCGATGGGGCCAGGACGATCTGGTCATTATCGAGGGTGACAAAGAAATCACCTCAGATACAATACCATCCTTTGAGACTTGCGACGAACCGTGGTGCAGTTACGGCTATTACAATTACCCGGAACCATATCAAGTTTATTGCAGTACAGGTCTAGGGTGCGCTAAGTTCTCTCTCGACTTGCAGCGGAAAATTCCAACAACTGCTTTTTGCCGAGCAGATATTTCAGGAATGGTTTGTCCTGATTGTAACGGGGCTGGTTGCTGGCGGTACCTGGACACGAGAATAGCATTTGCAATTTTTGCAAGTTGCATTTCGTTCTCGCCGCATGTTCACGGTGAGGTTATTCATCACCATACATACGCGCCCGATTGGGCAGCTCTTAGAGGTTTGGAGTAGCAATTACACAAGCCTTCGACCCAAAATCGTCTTGATTACGGGCTAAAAGTAAAGTCTCGAAAGGACAGTAAATGACCGCTTTTACCGACAACCTCTATGAAAAGTGGCTAGAGATGTCACTTTACGGCAACCCGGTGGTTAACAACCCTGGGAAGTTTGCTGAAATTGTGCAGTATCTT